GGATTATCATTGGTTGCGGACTCTTCCTTTAAGTTCCGCAGAATTTTAATATACTTGTTCACTAAATTTAGCCATTTGGAACATCATCAATACCAACCTCAATATCATCAATACCTATATTGTCGGTTTTGTAAGCCATGATTACCGCATCTGCAATTTTGTTGTAGATATCATCTCGATTAGATGAATCACTCAGTACCCTTTCTTCGAAGTCCTTTGATTGGAATTTGATTTCCTCGCCAGTTTCTTCATTGATGTAAGTATACCAAGCCCCACTTTGCTTTACGATGTTGTAATCTTTCATTACCTCTAACCAACTACCAAAATCATCAATACCGGATTCAAAAAGTATATTAAACTCAGCGGTACGTAGTGGCGGTCCCATTCGATTTTTCACAACTTGTGCCTTCGTTTTGATACCAACCACTTGTTCTTTACCATGTATCTTTGCCTTCAATTGACCAACAGATTTCAATCTCAATCTGCAAGATGCGTGGAACTGAAGCGCTTTACCACCTGAAGTAGTATACTTGTCTCCAAACATAACACCAAGTTTTTCTCGGAGTTGGTTTGTAAAAACCAAAGCCACTCGTTGTCTACCAATCAATTGTGTAATCTTTCGCATTGCCTTTGAAATAACAATTGCCTTGGCAGTAGACCACCCATCCTTTTCATAATCAGCAGATTGTTCTACTTTGGTTGTAGCGGCGGCTACCGAATCAACCACAATGGTAACCAACTTATCTTTATCAGACTCACGAACTTTTGTAATGATACTTTCAACAATTTCAAATATATCTTCAACCGTTTCCGTTTGGATATATAACATCTTGTTTAGGTCAACACCAATAGCCCCCAAAAACTGTTCATTGATAGCATTTTCAGTATCTATGAATATGGCCAACCCGTCCTTCTTTTGAGTATTTGCCAAAAGATGAGCGGCTACCAATGACTTACCAGAAGCTTCAAGTCCGGTTATCTCTGTAATTCTACCAACTGGTATTCCACCATGTTTTCTATTGGAAATAGCCAAATCTAACATAGATGACCCTGTAGAAATCCACTCAGTTAAGTCAGTTGGAGTTTCTTCCATTCCGTCTAAAAAGAAAGCCGTTTTATAGTCCTTAAACTTTTTATTGATAGAATCGGCTATAACTTGTGTTAAATCATCACGTTTGCTCATCGGCATTTTCCCATTTTGAAATTTCATTGATGTTCTTTAAAACGTGAGCAATGATATCACTAATGGCACCATTGAATTGCCCACGTTTATCCAACTCACCCGCCAAAGTTTTGATAGGTGATTCTACATTTTTAGAAATGTACTTTTTACCGTCAGATGTAATTTTCATAATTAAGAGTTAAGTGGATTAGGAATTGAATAGGTCATCAAATGCTGAATCCAAATCATCGGTTTTAGTAACCGAACTGGTTTCTTGCTTTTCAGATTGAACTTGTTCATCGACAACTTCATCTTGATTGATATACATTTCAAGAGCATTCTTTAGTTCATCATACGAACGCTTTTCAAACACATCAAAGAAATCGGATTGTTGATTCAACACCATATCGGCAATAGCCCTATCTTCAGTTGCCGGAGTTGGGTTTGGTTTAATCATGATAGATGTTTTGGGATAATTAGCACCTTCGGCAGGAACGTAGGTAACAACCACATCTCTACCATTTTTCAAGTCGGTAATATCACCATAATCGGGGTCAACAATATAGTTGAGCAATTCTTGATAAACAGTTTTACCGAATCCCCAAAGTTTAACACCCTCATTTTCCTTACCACGAACCAATACAGGAACATAAATTCTCATTTTTGGTTCTAGCTTACGACCAAGTTGCCAATCTTCCTTAACACCAGTTGACTTCAACTGCTCGGAAAATTCAACAATAGGGTCTGATTCTCCATAGGTTTGTGGAGATAAATAAGTTTTTCTACCCAAATTGTAATGAAAATAACCTTCAATGAAAGGATTTTCCTTATTGAATTGATAAGGTACAATTCGGATTTGGTTTTTACCAGTTTCAGGTTTCCAAATAAAATCACTCTTCTTTGAAGTTGATTTTTGCAAGTTGTTTAGTTTGTTTCTAATTGAATCTAAATCTAGCGACATAATTTTGAATTTTAAGTTTTTAGTGATGTTTGTAAATATAAGAATTGTTATTCAGAAATCAAAATTTT